CGAGGCATGGACACCGCGGGATACGCTCGCAGCCCGCGAATTGAACGACAAGCTGCCTTACGGCGCATGGGTCAAGGGTAGTTTCCTGCAAGCTCCGGCTGGCCAATTGATCCGCTTCGATCACGTCGCCCAGGCGCTGGCAGAAGATTCGCGCGACTTTGAGATCAGCGCGATCGGCTATGACCGCTATGCCTTCCGGCGCTTCGAGGAGGAGTGTCACAAGCTGGGTCTTGCGCTGCCATTCATCGAGCACCCGCAGGGTGGCACGAAGAAGGGCAAGCCCACCGAGGCCATGAAGGCTGCGGCGAAGGAAAACGAGACCGAGGCGGAAGGGCTGTGGATGCCCGGATCGCTGCGCATGCTCGAGGAAGCGATCCTCGAAGGCAGGATCCGCCTCCGCCGCAACCCAGTGCTGATCTCGGCGATGATGTCCGCAGTCACCGACGAGGATCGCTGGGACAACCGCTGGCTGGCCAAGGAACGGTCCACGAATAAGATCGACTGCGCTGTCGCGCTCTGCATGGCCATCGGTGCGACGAAGGCGATCATCGAGGTCGAGCGCGAATACCAAATGATGATCATCTGAGGAGCCGCCCATGCAGAGCAGGGCCTATTCGTTCATTACGATCAAGTCGATCGATGAGGCGGAGCGCATCATCGAAGGCATCGCGTCTACGCCGACGCCCGATCGGATGGGCGACATCGTCAATCCGCTCGGTGCGCAGTTCTCGCTGCCTCTGCCGTTGCTCTGGCAGCACGATCATTCCTCGCCGATCGGTCATGTCATCGATGCGAAGGCAACGAAGGACGGCATCTCATTTCGCGCGCAGCTGGCACAGACAATGGAACCCGGCGCGCTGAAGGACCTGCTCGATTTCGCCTGGCAGAGCATCAAGATGAAGCTCGTTGCCGCTGTGTCGATCGGCTTCCGTCCGCTCAAATATGCGTTCCTTTCCGATGGCGGCATCGAGTTCGATGAGTGGGAATGGTACGAGCTCTCGGCCGTGACAATCCCGGCGCAGGCGGATGCCACCATCACGAGCATCAAGTCGATCGATGCTGGGCTTCGCCGGGCAGCCGGTGTCGCCGAACCTGAAATTCCGCTCGCTCCGAAAGCTGCCGCGTCAGGCAAAGCGCTTCCGGTCGTGAAGCTGGATGCCCCGGTCCGCGTCAGGGCCGAACCGTTCGTCATCCGGAAAATCCGGACCAATTAAACCACGGTTCGCCCACGTCGAGAGATGTCGGCTTTCCCAGTCCCCGCCTCGGCGGGGCAAGATGGACATTTTCCATGAGCAAGTACGCAGAGCGGATTACCGCTTATGAAGCCAAGCGCGCCGCGCTCCAGGGGTCGATGACCGCGATCATGGATGCCGCCGACGAGAAGGGTGAGACCCTCGACGCCGCGCAGCAGGAAGAATTCGACGAGCTGGAAGGGCAGATCAAGGCGGTCGATGCCCAGCTTGCCCGCTATCGCACGCTCGAAACCCTCGAGAAGTCGCTTGAAGGCAAGACGCTCACCCCGATCGTCGGAATCGAAACCGAGAATTCGGGTGCTGTTGTCCGCGGCGGCGGCATCGTCGCCGTCAAGCGGCAGGAGAAGCTCGAACCCGGCATCGCTTTTGCCCGACTGATCAAGTCGCTCGGCGCCGCCAAGGGCGACATGGCCCGCGCGGTCAAGATCGCCGAAGGCCGCTATGGCGAGAACAGTGATGCCGTCGGCACGCTCAAGGCCCTATACGAGCGCGGCCAGGACCGTCTCGAATTCGCGGGCTTCGAAAAGGCCGATGTGCTGGCCGGCTCGACGATTTCGGCAACGGCCATGGCCGATCTGGTGCTGACGGAAGGTGGTGCGTTCGCGGATTTCGCGAACTATCTGCGTCCTCAGACGATCCTGGGAAAGTTCGGCAATGGAAACATCCCGGCGCTGACCAACGTGCCGTTCAATACGGCGCTCGGTATCCAGACCCTTGCCGGCAACGGCTACTGGGTCGGTGAAGGCAAGCCCAAGCCGCTGACCGCGTTCAACGTGGACAAGACGCACCTGACCCCGCTCAAGTGCGCCAACATCGTCGTGCTGACCGAGGAGTTGCTTCGTAATGCCTCGTACAGCGCGGAAACGCTGGTCCGCGACGAGATGGTCAATGCTCTCATCCAGCTGATCGACGGCGACTTCATCAATCCGGCGAATGCGGGTTCGGCGGGCGTGAAGCCCGCGTCGATCTCGAACGGCGCGCCGCATAGCGCGGCGTCGGGCACGGGCGATGCTGATGACATTCGCGCGGACCTGCGCTCGCTGATCAATGAATTCATTGCAGCGAACAGCGAAGGCGGCGCCATCGTTCTTGTCATGCGCGGCAGCGATGCGCTCGGCGCCGGCATGTTGGTGAACGGCCTCGGCCAGCCCGAGTTCCCGAACATCACCATGTTCGGCGGCAACATCGTCAATCTGCCGGTGATCACCTCGAACTCGGTTCCGTCCGGCGATGTCATCGCCGTGCAGCCGCGCGATATCTACCTGGCGGATGATGGCGGCTTCATGGTGGACGTCAGCCGCGAAGCCTCGCTGCAGATGCTCGACAATCCGACGAACGATTCCGTCACCCCGACCCCGACGTCGCTGGTCTCTCTCTGGCAGACCAACAGTGTCGGCTTCCGGGCCGAGCGGATCATCAATTGGGCGAAGCGTCGTGCCACGGCTGTCGCCTACCTGACCGGCGTGGCCTGGGGCGGCGCGGTCAACGACCTCAGCTGAGCCGTAGGATCGCAAAACCGGGGCGGTCTCTTCGGGGCCGCCCCGTCTTTCCGGGAATAGATCATGCGCAAGACGCTCGAATACCTCGGGGCGAAGCCGATGAGATATCGGACGCGGCGCCTGCTGCCTGGCGACACGATCGTCTGCCCCGCGCCGACCGCCCGCGCGCTGGTGGCCAGCAAGAAATTCCGGGAGATGCGCGCTGCCGCCGATCTTCCGCCGCCACCGGCCTCGTTGCTGGCCAAGACCGAACAGACCGCATCGCCGGGCAATGATCTCACCGCCTTGCGCGCCGAATACATGGCCAAGGTCGGCAAGCGGCCGTTCCATGCCTGGACCGCCATACAACTGCGCGAGAAGATCGCCGCGGCATGAGGCGCCTCGAAATCGGTCCCGGGCACGAACGGTTGGAGGGTTTCGAGACCTTCAACGTCGTGCGCACGCCGTTCACCGACCACGTCGGCGATGCGCGCCAATTGCCGTTCGGCGATGGCGCGTTCGATGAGGTCTATTCCTCGCACTGCATCGAGCATTTCGAATGGTTCGAGATCGACCGCGTCATCGCGGAATGGTCGCGCGTGGTGAAGCCCGGCGGGTCGCTCGAAATCCATACCGTCAATGCTTCGCCGCTGATGCGCGCGCTGCTTGGTGATGTCGATGTTCAGCCTGGGCGCTGGCGTTCCGATCTCCATGGGCACGATCCGTACAAGTGGGCGGCGGGACGGATTCTGAACTACCGCCGCGGCGGGGAGGGCGGTGCCCACTGGCTGCATCGCTCAATCCTGACGCCCGAATATCTGCATCGCTGCTTCGCCGCGGCCGGCCTGGTCGATCTGGAAGAGATCACCGAGCCGAAGGGCGCGAAGAAGCACCGGGGCATCAATATGGGCCTGAGGGGGCGCAAATGCTGAACGTCCGCAGCGTCGCCGACATGGCCCTGGCCATCGCGAACAATCTGCACCGGTTCGACCGGACCGCATTCGACGTCGTGATAGGCATTCCGCGCAGCGGCATGTTGCCGGCCTCGATCATTGCCACGCATCTGCAACTGCCGCTCGCCGATCCGGTCGGCTTCACGCGCGGCATCGTGCATGGCCGCTCCGGTGCGGCGGTTGCACCAGGCAAGCGCGTGCTGCTGATCGACGATACGGTCAACAAGGGAGCCGCGATGGCGCGGGCATCGGCGCAGCTGCCTCGCGACGTGAAGATCACCCGCGCCTGCATTTATGGACCTTATCAGGTCGAACGGCCCGCAGAGATCGTCGACATCTCGCTCGAACATTGCGCCGGCCCGCGGTGCTTCTCGTGGAATCTGGCGAAGCATATCCGCCTCCCGCGATGGGGTTTCGATTTCGATGGCGTGCTCTGCCGCGATCCGCAGCGTGAGGAGAACGACGACGGCACGCGCTATGCCAACTTCCTGGCCACTGCGGAGCCGATATTCATTCCCCAACGCCCCATAGGCCACATCGTGACGGGACGATTGGAGAAATACCGCGGCGCAACGGAAGCATGGCTGCGCCGGCATGGCATCGGGTTCCAGAGCCTGACGATGATGACCTTCGCGACCAAGGGCGAACGCATGGCCCATGGCGGCCGCGGGCAATGGAAAGCCGAGCAGGCCAGGCGCCTCGGTGTCGAGATGTTCATCGAGAGTTGTCCGAAACAGGCCGCCATCATCGCGCGGGAGGCTGCCATCCCGGTCTGGTGCACGGCAACGCAGGAACTGGCGGCATGAACGTCAGTCTCGTCATGCCCTATTATCGCAACCCCGGCCAGCTTGCCCTCCAGCTTGCCGAATGGCTGCGCTGGTCCAACAACGCCATGGCGGCAATCGAAATCGTCATCGTCGATGATGGCTCCCCCGAACCGGCCATTGATGTCATGCGGTCCGAAGGGCTACCGAAGCTGCGCATATTCCGCGTGCTCGAGGATCAGCCCTGGCGCCAGCACGGCGCCAGGAATATCGGTGCCCATGTAGCCAAAGGCCAATGGCTGCTGCTGACCGACATCGATCATGTCCTGACAGCGGCGGCGGCCGATGCGTTGCTCAAGCGCTTGGGCAAGCTCGATGCCGACACCGCCTATTTCCTGCACCGGATCGAGGCGGATACCGGTCTGCCGACGCTCAACGAAAGCGGGGATCGCAAGCCGCATCCCAACAGCTTCGTCATGACGCGCGACATGTTCTGGCGTGTCGGCGGATACGATGAGGAATTCGAGGGTTACGGCACCGATGGCCAGTTCAAGCAGCGGCTCTATTCGATTGCCGCAAAGGGCTTCCTCAAGAAGGTTCCGCTGGTCCGATATTGGTCCGATATCGTGCCCGATGCCAACACGGTGACGCTCGGCCGCAAGGTTACCGGATATCGGTGCGATACCAAGGCCGTGCTGGCGAAGAAGGCGGCCGAGGGCAGGTCGAGCGAGATCAGGACGTTCGCGCTGCCGTGGGAGCAAGTCCTGTGATCACCATCCTTGCCTGGCTTTGGGATCAGCCCGGAGGCCGCACGCAATTCACGGCCGACCATGTGAACATCTGGGCCGCCATGATCAGGCGCAACGTGTCGGTTCCCCACCGGATCGCCTGCGTGACCGATATGCCCGCCGGAATCGATCCATCGGTGACCATCATCGCGCCGCCGCGCGAGTTCGAAAGCTTCAGGATCCCGAGCTGGCCCGAGCATCGCCCGCAATGTCTTCGGCGGATATCGATGTTCAGTCCCGATGCGGCCGGGATCTTCGGCGAGCGCTTCGCCTGCATGGATCTCGACTGCATCATCGCGGGGTCGCTCGATCCGATCTTGTCCGTGAAGGACGATTTCCGGATCTGTCAGGGGACAGCGCGGAACCGGCCCTACAACGGTTCGCTGTTCGTGATGACCGCCGGCGCACGGACGAAGGTCTATGAGACGTTCTCGCTCGATGGCGCGGTTGCGGCAGGCGCGCGGTTCACGGGTTCGGATCAGGCGTGGATCGCATATTGTCTGGGCGCGAAGGAGGCCACATTCGGACTGAACGATGGCGTCCAGATGTCGACCGGCTGGTTTCGCCCGGACAATCCGCTGACGTTCTATCCCGGTTTCATCAAGCCGTGGGACGTCGTCCGGCTCGGCGGCAACGCC